AAAGCAGAACAGCAAGCAAAAGCCGCATACGCCGCAGGATATAAAGGATAATCTACCTTCAATCTCTAAAGGATATCTGGTTGAAGGAAAGAATTCAGAAGCAGCCTTTCAATTTGCTAGGTGGGCTCAAAGCGAAGAATTTTATAAGGTTGTTTCTGCATATGCCAATTGCCATGATGATCCTAATATTGACGATTCTTTTATTCGGACTCTTGGTCAGCTTGACCGTTACTATCTTGGCGTGTTCTTGTGTAATCGGCATGATATGTTACATCCTTGGATTTACGAAAGATGCCGTGAAGTAGAAAGCAGCAGAGATGGTAAGTTAGATTTATGGGCTAGGTTCCATTATAAAAGCTCAATAATAACTTTTCTTGGTACTATACAAGAAGTTTTATGCAATCCAGATATTACAATTGGATTATTGTCGTTTTCAGCAAGACAAGCTAAGCCGTTCTTGCGTCAAGTAATGCAGGAACTGGAATCCAATGAAAAACTTTATAATCTATATCCGGATATCCTGTGGCAGAAGCCTAGACAACAAGCTCCGAAGTGGGCTGAAAATGAAGGCATATGCGTTAGGAGATCTTCTAACCCGAAGGAACAGACTGTTGAGGCCCACGGACTTGTGGATGGTCAGCCTACTGGACGACATTTTGATCTTATCATTTATGACGACGTAGTTGTGCAAGAGTCTGTCTCTACACCAGAGCAGATCATTAAGACAACAACACAGTGGGAATTATCTCTCAATCTTGGCTCTACACATTATCCTAGATATCAATATGCTGGCACTAGATATTCTTATGGGGATACATACGGGACAATTCTCCAAAGAGCTGCAGTAAAGCCTAGAGTGCACACTGCTACACATAATGGACAAATGGATGGCCTTCCAGTATTTCTTACACAAGAAAGATGGGACGAAATAAAGAAAACCACATCTACGTATACAGTAGCATGTCAACAGTTACTTAATCCTATAGCTGGTAGCGATGTAGCGTTTCTTGAAGAATGGTGGAGAGAGTGGGAGATAAGGCCATATACGATGAATGCGTATATAATGGTAGATCCAGCTAGCTCCAAAAAGAAATCATCTAATAGAACAGCGGTCGCTGTTGTTGGTGTTGATCCAAACTATAATAAATATTTATTAGATGGGGTGTGCCATAGGATGAGTCTCTCTGAGAGATGGACTATACTAAAGAGATTAAGAACTAAATGGAAGAGAGCCCCAGGAATTGGAGAAGTAAAAATAGGTTACGAGAGATATGGCGCTCAAAGCGATATAGAACATTTTAAGGAGATGATGCGAATAGATGGAAGTTCATTTCCTATATATGAATTAAATTGGGTGGGGGGCGGAGGTTCACAATCTAAAAAAGATAGGATTCAAAGACTTGAGCCAGATTTAAAAGACGGTTCATTTTTCTGGCCATATCCCACAGATTCAAAAAGACTTACATCTCTTCAGAGAGATGCCAAGGAAAGGAAACAAGACTTTTTGCTGTCCAGTAAGATTTTAAGAAAGGATGAGAACGGTCATTCTTATGATCTTGTTAAGTGGGTTAAGGATAACGAGTATAGTTTATTTCCTACTATACACCCAGATTTTTTAGATGCACTATCTAGAATATATGATATGGACCCAACTCCTCCGATAAGAAGGAGTTATAAGGTTCTTGAACCTGAAGCAGAGGCGGCCTTTTAATGACAGGAATAATAGTTAAGTTTCTTTTAAGTTTATTAATATCAATTATATTTTCTGTAAGGGCTGATGCAAGAATGTTCGCAACAGAGTTCCCAGTAAAAGCGGTATGCTGGGATAATGTTGAGGAAGCACTCCAATATCACCAGGAGATACTAGGTGAGTACCCTGTTGGAAAGGGTTGGATTGATAGCAAGGATGGCCCATCATTTGGAGCCATTATGTATAATCCCACTAAACCCTCTTGGACATTCCTAAGTTTTCACAAGAAGGAAGAAGCGGTAATAGTATGCGCCGTTACAGGTGGAACTGAGTGGGAGATAATACATCCAGGAGATGAGGCGGAGAAACTAGAAATATGAGTAATGGAACCCAACTGACCAAGAGCCTATCAGTAGGCCATATAGTAGCCACGGTAGGTTTGATAATCGGTGGTTTCACATTCATATATGATTTAAGAGAGAGTGTAGCGATACAAGCTTTCCAGTTGGAGAGTGTTGAGAATAGATTAGAAAGGATTGTATCTAGAACAGATGATCAGTTTAGCGAGATAATGCGCCACTTAATTAGATTAGAGGAAAAGTTAGATGGGATTGTTTTAACAAATAACCCAATGATGCAAAAAGCGCGATGAGCGATTCTTCTGGTTCGTATAGTGGGGATGCGATTGATGTAAGCGATAGAACTAAATTCGCTATGCCGATACGCAATCTGATCTCATTGATTGCGTCTGTTGCAGTAGGGGTATGGGCTTACTTCGGGATTATTGAAAGACTGAATACCATTGAGACAAATTACATTCTCATGCAGAATGACGTTACAGAGAACACAATTTTCTCAAGAGAGTGGCCTCGGGGGAACCTAGGCTCGCTGCCTGCGGACAGTGAACAGTTCATGTTAATTGAACACTTATCGGGGGAGTTCGACAAACTTCTACACAATATAGAAACAGGTAAAGCCCCATTTGACCAACAGCAAGCACTAACGTTGGACTTCTATAAACAGAGAATAGAAACTCTTGAGGGAAAAGTGGAAATACTAAAAGATACTGTAGCAGAGTTAAAGGCACATAATGGAAGCTCACAATGACTATTAAAATAATGTTTATTCTTATGTTGTTCCTTGATGGGAACCTTATTGAATATATGGGTCATCATGAGAATGAACAGGGTGAATGGGTAGAAATGGGAGTGCCGGGATGTCTTGCTATGAAAAGAACATTGGCTAGAAATGGCTGGAAGGACAGCACATCTGGTGAAACCAGGTATGCTTGCGAGAAACACAAGGTAGCAGTAGAAGATAACTGGGAAGGAAGAGAGGTAGTAAGAAAGGTGCTTGACTAATGATAATTACAGAAGCGGCACAGACTAAAGTAGATCAAGTTCTTAAAGGAGAGGGATTTCTTGAAGTATGTTTGGAAGGTGGGGGATGTTCCGGATATCAAATAAAGCTTAAAGGAACCGCAGAGATTCCTTCGGATGCACAGATGTTATCCGACACAATTTTCTCTGACCCTATCTCTCTTGATTTATTAGGAGATGCTGAGATGGACTGGGATGATGACCCGTTTAGGCCATCATTTAAATTCACACCGCCTTCGGGATCACATTCCTGCGGGTGCGGATCAAGTTTTCAATTAGACTAATGGAGATATTAAATGGACGCGTTAAAAAAGTTATGGGAAGAAGTAAGGTCAAAGCCGTGGATATGGGGCGTAATAGTTCTTATTATAATAATCGGTGGATTCTTCGGGGACTGATCCTTTCATGCCTATTGAGTATGACGGGATGCGGGACTCTGAAGAGCAGCCTGATTACTGGGGTGGCAACGAGCGGAATTGTAGCTGCGACCTCTGTCTTTCCGGGTGGTGCGATTGTACCAGCATTAGCAGGGGGCGTGACGGCTGCGACTGCCTCTGCTTTGAGTGCGGGAAAGAGCGTTAAAGGGGAGCCTATTGCTGTTACAGCAGACACTGTGGTGCAACACGCCCCAGATAATTTTTTCACACTTCTCGGGAAGCTAGTAAAAATGGGTGGCCTAGCCACAATACTTATAGTCTTGGTACCAATGGCTTTTTCATGGTTAATGCCTGGGCCGATTAGATTCAAAAAGCGTAAAGAATAATGGCTAGAACATTTAGAATAGGCGGGAAAAGAAACTATCCTAGAAAAAGAATTGCATATAGGATGACAAATGGAAGAACTTTTTATGAAAGACAGCCTAGAGATTTTCCTTATGGAATTCTTCCTTATGTTCAACCTTATTACTGGGCCGTAACTTATTGCGAAAATGATATCAGTTCATAGGAGTTAGAATGGCTACAATTGTTACTAGAGTTGGAAAAGGATCGCCTTTATCTTTTGTTGAGGTGGACGCTAACTTTACAAATTTAAATACGGATAAAGAAGAGACGATCAATAGCCTTCAGTTAGATACAGTAATGAGCGCAACTGCTGATTACATTTCTTTTTATGATACAGCTGCAACTGCTGTTAAAAAGATTATTCCTGCTAATTCTGTATTCTTTAATAGAACAGTTGTGATAAAGGTTTTACCTGATGGCATTCCTACTACAGTTACTGATGGGTTGGCGCGATTTACTGTACCCGCTACATTAGATGGTTTGTATTTGAGTTCAGTATCTGGTGAAGTTGGTGCCCACGTGTATGCTGCTGGTACTACTGGAACGACAACAGCTATGATATATAATGAAACTGATTCTGTGGATATGTTATCGACTGGTATTACAATTGATACTGGGGAAACAGATTCTTCTACTGCGGCGTCACCTCCTGTTGTAGATACAGATAATAATCAGGTGTCTACAGCAGATGTTTTAAGGTTTGATATTGATACAATCCAAACTGGGACTGCGGCTAATGGATTGGAAGTGAGAATGCAATTTATAGGTAGCGCATAAAATGCTAGAGTCTAGTTTAAAATCAGCTGCACCGTCTGTAGAGGTGAAGAGGAAATTTTTTCCTGTACCTGAAATTTTGGCATCTGTAAATGCTGATCCAGAAATAATAAGACAAAACGTAAAGGAAAATATAACCAAGGGATTTCCGCAAGTAGAGCCATATGAAACACAGTGGGAAAAAGTTATTGCTTTAGTTTTGGGGGGCGCTACACTCAAAGATAACTTTGATGATCTTTTAGAAAAGAGAAAAAATGGGATGCCTGTTGTCACTGTAAATGGAACTTATAAGTATTGCGTAGATAATGGGTTGATCCCTTCAGCTATGATAATGTTAGATAGTAGAGAATTCAATAATCGTTTTGTTGAACCATTATCTAAGGACGTAAAGTACTTTATTTCTTCTCAGTGTCATCCATCTGTATTTGATAAGTTAGAGGGTTACAATGTATGGATATGGCATTGTGAGGGTCAAGATGATTGCAAAGAAATTCTTGATGAGCAATACGGGGAAAGATATAAAGATTATTATCCTGTAATGGGCGGTGCTACCGTAACATTAAGGGCCATTCATGTTCTTAGAATGTTAGGGTTTCATAAATTGGAACTTTATGGATTTGATAGTTGTATTATGGGAGATCATCATGCTTATGATCAACCTGAGAACGATAAGGATCAAGTCCTGAATATTAGATTATCTGGAAGGGAGTTCAAATGCACTCCCGCTCATTATCATCAAGCAAGAGAATTTGTTCAAATGATTGAAGGTACGGGAGAGCATTATGATCTGGCTGTTCATGGGGATGGTCTTATATCACACATAATTAAGAATCCAAAAGATTCATTAAAAATCAGAGAGGAGGTAACATAAAATGGCTGCTACTGCATGGACATTTTTTAATTCATTTAGAGAAAATTTAGGGGGGGCTACTGCGTGGGATTTGGCTGGAACGTCAGATGGGTTTCAGATGTCCTTACATACGAGCGCGGCAAGTGCTCTAGCGAATACAGTGACTTTATCTACATACGCATCTATAGGAAACGAAGTTGCTAATGGTAATGGGTATGCCACAGGTGGTGCTTCTGTTACTAGCAGGACTTGGGCTTCTGTTGCTACCAATAAATATCGTTTCGATTCTACAGCGGTTATATGGACTGCCACGGGCGGGACAATTCCAAATGTTAAGTATGCGATTATTTATAAGTCTGGTGGTGCATTAGTTTGCATGTCTAAATTGACTACATCACAATTTACT